ATTCAATATAATTATCCCCATTATTAACTAAAGTATATTCCATTACACGAAAAATAAACGTTCTTTGCATTTCATTGAGTTTTGACAGTTTAGACTTTAAAGTTATTAAGTCTTTCCTAATATCATCTTCTGTGAAATTTGTGTCATCATTGATGAAGTCAATTTTGTTAGCTTCAATGAATTTATTAATGGTTAAACCAAGGTCACTACCAACTACTTGGGTTAGCTCTAAGATGTTAGCGTTTTTCACAGGGAAATAAGCGCTGAAGTTTTTTCGCAGAATGAGTAGATGGAATCAAATTCATATTCAGGTTTTTCGCATATTGCATTTGCCACATCTGAAAGATTTCTGATATGTGTCGAGAAGCCCTTTCGCGTATAACTTTCACATCTGTCATTGGAAATTATAATAATCCAAATGTTGTTATAGATTACATCTAAGCCATGCTTAACGAGCATATCCATTGTTTTATCAAACTTAGACTTAGAGCCGTCAGATGTAACTTGTACAGCGATACCATTCAAGGTATCACCGAGATCGATTGCTGGGTGGTTGTGTTTTATTAAATTCAAGTTAATCAAAGAAAGATCGTAAACCTTATTTAAAAGGTCAGTAAGAACAATCTCCATTGTTTTGTTTATGTCAAACATCCCTTGCTTACTGTTGAAGGTAATTACTGTGCTAAGTAATGAAAAGATGAATGTAATATCGTTGTTCTTTCTCTGCCGGTCTAACATCAAATAACCTCTCAATCAGTCAAGTGCGTGTAGTGTAAGTTATTTCTTGGTAAGTATGGCTGTGCGTTGCCAACTTTTGAATTTTATAAAAAATCATTTTATCGAGTTAGAGCTTATCACTCAAAAGGGAATGATGCGATCAACCCAATCGAAAAGCACTATCAGCTGCTTGCCGCCATCTTGTCTGACATTCACTTGGCTGGCATTGACACCTACGGATTCACCTTCGATTTCTCTACCATCCGCCATGTACACGCGGATCAGCTTTTCGCTTTGATGCGCTTGGCGACAAATTTTAAAGAAGTCGCGCTTTGATGGCTGATTTTGGTAATCATCAGCATTGATCGTCATTCTGCCTTCAAAGTTCGTTTGCACCTCTTTTTGCTTAATTGTCTCAATCGTTGCCACACGCTCAAGCGGCACACGAACGCGATGATCATTGGCGTCGAATCTCGGTGTCAGGTCAAGTTTGTTGCGCGCTGACAGCAGCCCATATACGAAGAGAGAGAATACCTGGCCATCCTCTAAAGACACTTTTACAGGAACACGCTTAGCGCGGTAATACTGAAGCGAGCGCTCAACATCTTTGTAATCTCGCGGCCAGACCTCAGCAGGTATGCCATATGTAATGTCGGTGATAGTCATCTGGTGTCCGAATAAGTGTTTTGAGTAGGGTAACACGCAATCTAATTGTGGTGGGGAAGGTGCCGAGGTAGCGGGCTGGTCGAGACCAGCCCATTGTGAAGTTAAGGCTTCGGTTCTGGGGTGTTTGAGTGTTCCAAACCAGCGAGCAGAATATCCCGATCTTCTTCGGTCATGTCGGTGGTGTTGTACAGTTCAATAATCCTTTGTGCGGCTTTACTGGTGGCCATTGCCCTTTTCGAGTACCGCGCGAAGTCGGCCATATTTACTTCTGCGATGATCATGTCGATTATCTCAGACTTGGTCATCTTGACGCCAGATTCTTTGAGTTTGTCTTTAAACGCTTCGACTTTGTCGTTAGCGCGAGGACTCAAAGCGACCTGGCAAAAAACAGGTTTTGGTTTTTCCATGTATCAGTTGCCCAGAACATTAAAATCAAACTTCCCATCGACCGGTAACACGCCTTCAGCGAAGCCGGGTGTAGTGTCAATGATGTTTTTGCGCTCGTAGGAATGAGACATCAGGTACTTATTGGAACTATCAATAAAGTCAGAGATAAAACAAACATTTGCCTGATTCTTTTTAGCACGTAGACCGCGTCCGACACGCTGACGCATCTCGACTTCTGCCTTACCACCACCAGCTAGGATCACCGCGCCCACACTTGGGACATCAACGCCTACATCGAGTATGGTGGAGCCAATGAGAATGTCTATTTTGCCTGCAGCCAGGCTCTGCAATTTTGCTTGTCGTACTTTCTGGGATGATTCACCGTAAATGAAGTCAACCCGCAATCCCTCTGCCTGCATCATCTCCATTAAGATCTGACCATGCCTTTTGTGCTTTACCAACGTCATACAGTTTAACTTGTGTGACCTATACATTACAGCGGCACGAACAATCGCTGCATTACGATTTAGGTTGTAAACAATGCCTAGTTGGTACGCCTTTTGGTATGGCGTGCTCATAACAACCCGGAAGTTCAGGTGTTTTGATGCAAGTTCAGCCTTAATCCTAGCCTCATCTGGAGTGTACGCGATTTTATGGTATAAGAAGTAGGGTTTTGCCAAAATACCTTTATCAATCAGATATTTTTCTGTCACCTTAATCTCAATTCGGCCGGCAACAGCCATCAATCGCATGTTGGCTTCCGTGGAATCCTTCATAAACGGAGTAGCGGTTAAAGCCAAACGGTAATCTGCGTTGTGGCAGAGTCTTGCGATGTCGTAGAAGCTGGAGCCGGATGATTCGTGCGCTTCTTCCAAAATCAGGAGTGAAACGCTGGCAAGTAGCTGTTTAATAAGCTCTCTTCGCTTAAGGTGCTGGGCGCGCTTCTCGGGAGAAAGGTCAGATCCAGGCTCATTTAGAAAACTGGAGAGTGTTTGAACGGTCGCAACGTTGATGTGACGTGATACCTTCAGTTCGCCCGAGCCAATCACACCAACCTTCTGCCCCTTAAGCCACGGCTCGCCATTCTCAGCGCGATAGTCGATGGATTTTTGAAAGTTATCTGCCATTTGGAACATCAGAACTGATCGGGTCGTGATGAACAGCGTCATACGGCCGATACGTGCAGCTGCTTTGCAGGCAATATTCGATTTGCCGCCACCGGTAGCGACCTGGGCAATCATCCCGCCCACTTTCACCATGGTTTCCACGGTCTGATCTTGATAAGCGTAATCGGGGTTGTAGGGGAATGGGTTTACCGCGGGATTTGGCTTGCCGAGTGCAGAAGCCATTGGCTTTCGAATGTGAGCGGTAGAAATACCAGCGCGGTTAAGCTTTGCCGCGATAGATCTTGCAAATCCAGCCGGAAACGAGCATTTTGACCAGTTGAACATGGTGCTGCGACCATCCCATCCACCACTACCTGAAAATGAGGCGCCATCAACATCGTAGCTCAACATGTCCTGAACTATCTTTTTTACGTTGTCATCCGCCCCTGAAATTAACGCGTTCACTGCGTTTGATACAATTCTAACGCTCATGTGTCTTTCCTTAGTGCCTTTATTGTGCTAACAGGCTATGATTTAATAAGTAGTTGGTTACTTAATGGATTATATCAAAAACATGGACGTAAAAATTAACATCTTGCAGGTGGAAGTAGGGCGACTGCAGCCAAACCCGTGGAATACAAACGCCGTGGGTTTTCAGAATTTTGAAAAGCTGAAAGGCTCAATCGACCGCCTGGGTTTCTTTAAACCGATCCTGGCTCGCGAGCTGCCAGATGGCTCATTCCAGATCCTCGGTGGTGAACACCGCTGGCGCGCAGCCATTGAGCAGGGCATTACCACTGTGCCAGTTATCACCGTTGGTCAGATCAGCGACGTGGTGGCAAAGCAAATGTCTCTCGTTGATAACGAGCGCTACGGTGAAGACGATCAACTCGCTTTGCAGCGTCTGATTGAAGAAATCCAGTCAGAAACTGGCTTCAGCCTTTCAGAAATCGCCCCATTTGATGACGAGATGGCAGCGACACTGGCCCGAACTGCGGCTTTCGATATGGCGGAACTGGAGCGACTGACTGATGGCGACGAGAAAGCGGCAGAAGAGGATAAACGCGAGAAGGTTGAGCGTTTGGGTGTGGAGCACCAAACGATGCGCTTCAAAGTCACCTTCGACTCTGCTGATTCAGTCACTACAGCCATTAAATCGATCATTGCCGAGCAGGGCATTAATACTGGCAGCGACATGGAAGACGCTGGAGAAGCCCTGGTGTGGCTCGCAGACTTTTACAAGGAACGTAACTGATGAGCACCCCATTTGAGATCGTGTATCTCGACCCTAAAACCCTGGTTCCATATGAGGCCAATGCCAAAAAACACGACGAAACCCAGATTCGTGATTTGGCTGCGGCAATTTCAAAGCGTGGATTTGACCAGCCAATCACCGTTGATAAAGACATGGTGATCATCACCGGCCACGGCCGCCGAGAAGCTGCAATTTATGCAGGGCTTGACCTGGTGCCGGTAATTATCCGAGCCGATCTCGACGAGGTCTCTGTTCGTGCCAAGCGTCTGGAAGACAACCGTCTGGCCAGTACAGATTACGATGCCATCAAGCTGCAAAAAGAGCTTGAAGAGCTGGTGCTGGGCGACGAGGTGGTGATTGGCTTCGACGAGCGTGAGCTGAGCGTTTTGGTTGGTAGCATGACGGAAGACATGGCCACCGACTCTCTTGTGATGGACTTGGGTCATGAATCCGTGCGCCAGCATGAAGAGCATGAAGAGATCTCCCGGGAAGTGGCGGAGTCAGAATTGCGAGTGATCGACGTGTTGGGCTTTAAAACGCTTCCCGCTGGCTCTGCGCTGGTTGTTGGGGATTTACTTGCCCACATGGAAGAAGTGACGGGAGAGAGCGGGGCAGAAGCATTTGTGGCTTATGCGAAGCGTGTTTCTGAAGAAGCTGTCGATGAGGAAGGGGCATGAGCAACTACCTCATCAATGTAGCTTTCCAAACGCGTGTCACAAAGACCACCCGAACGCTGGAGATCGCTGAATCGTTTGGCCTGGGTCTGGATGAAAAAGAATGGTCTCTTTACGACAACCTGGAGCTGGAAATCCGCTCTGGTGATGTCGTGTACATCACCGGTCAATCAGGATCTGGTAAATCGGTGGTGTTGCGCGAGCTTCAGCGTTTGATGAAAGAAGAAGGTCAGGATGTGGCCTCAATCGAAGACTTTGCCTTTGACGACAGCAAGAACGTCATTGACCAGCTGGGTAAAACCACCAGCGAGGCATTGGGGCTGTTATCTATGGCTGGGCTTAACGATGCCTATTTGTTTGTTCGCAAACCTTCTGAGATGTCAGACGGCCAGCGTTACCGCCTGAAAATCGCAAAGCTAATCGAAACCGGCGCAAAGGTATGGGTTGCTGATGAGTTTGGCGCTGTTCTGGATCGAGTAACTGCCCAGGTGGTTGCATCCAATCTCCAGCGCGCAGCGCGCAAAGCCGGGGCAACTGTCATGGTGGCAACCACGCATGAAGACCTCAAAAATGCTCTGCGCCCGGATGTGCAGATCACCAAGCACTACAAAGAACGTGTGAAGGTGGATTATGCAGCTTAAAAAGGTTTTCCCGATTTATGAAGGGGCTGAGCTGCGCCGCCGCTGGACACACGAGGCTGAATGGCAAGATTGGCTTCGTGCCCATGGCGCCTATGGCTTCCGTGTCGCCCCATATTACAACCGCTGCGTCGTGGTTTTTGGTGAGAAACGCTATGTGGAGGTGATCAAACAGCTCTATGGGCTGGATGAGAGTGAATATGTGGCGGGGGTTGGTGGCATGGTCACTGACCTGGGCTATATCCAGTACGACACCAATGTTCACTGCGTATATCTGCCTGAAAACTACAATGAGTCGGTTTACTGGCACGAAGCCTTGCACATCGCGCTTATCACTGGTCAACACCATGATTTGATGCCTTCAGATCAGGAGGCTTTCACTTATCTTCAGGGCTACATCGTTGAAGAGTTCGTAAAGGCTCGCGTTAAGTTCCTGGCCGACAAGAAGGCGGGTGGTTTGCCGGCGATCGAGGATATTGTGACGCGTCACCCCTCAACCATTCGTCGCGGTGGTTATGGCAGTCGGAAGGTGGTGCGATGAACGACGTAACCATCAAACGCTACAAGCCTGAAGAGTTTCCGAAGCATTTGGATTTTCTGGAGCGTATGACTGTGACGCGCGGCACTGTGGATGATTGGAATGCTTTGAAATCGCTGCACTACAAAACTGACGGCAAACCATTCGCACCAACCTATTACCGCTGCGAGCTTGATGGTCGGCTGGTGGGCGTTGTTGTTGTGGCTTTTCCAAAATTGCTTCTGGCGCCGCGTCACCGCATGTTCCCCAAACTGAAGCCCACCACTAACACGACGGTGGCCAATCAGTTCTGGGGGCGTTACGTGAATAACAATTTCGCAGTGATCAGCCGTTCAGTGGTGGACACACAATACCGTGGCGTGGGTATTTCATATCGCATGATTAACCTGGTGAGCCGAATGCACAACAGGCCGATCATCGAAATCCAGTCCTCGATGAGCAAATACAACCCGTTTGCGATGAAGGCAGGCTATCAGTTTATTCGACCAGAGCGTCCGAAGAGTTACGAAAGTGCGCTGCGCGTATTCCAGCGGCATTTCCGTGCCGACCCGGGCGACAATGAGAGCATTGTGAAAGAGCTGTTCTCGATGGGCGAGAATCGCCGCGGTCGCGCGCTGGTGGATCTCGTTGCCGACTACCACAAGAACTCATCGTTGGCGAAAGCTGGGCGCAACCGAGGCACAACCGTGCAGGACATCGCTGATTCGCTGGTGGATGAAGCCAGTATCGTGAAATTGCTGAAGGACATTCACAACCTTAGCTTTACGTCGCCGCTCTATGGTGTTTACCGCAACCCGGACTTTGGCAGGGAATTGCCTGACGTGTTGCCACTACTGGCATTCGACAACCAACCATTAAATGCGCCGCTGGATCTGGCGCGTATCTCGTAAGGAAGCGAGCAAATGATTTTGACAGATAAGCAGAAAGATATTCTGCGCACTATTTACCTTGGCCACGATCGCGGCCATTTACTTGACCTCGATGAGCTGCTGGAGGTTCTGCCATACAAAACCACAAAGCAGAGTATGCAGTTCTCTCTTCGAGCGCTGATTAAAAAGGGACTTGTCGAGAAAGGTGAGTTTCGTGCACGTGGAGATGATGGCTACCAGCGACGCACACTCGGCCTGACCGTTATGGGTAGAGCAAGCGTAAAGCTGATGGTGGCATGAGGAAGACCTGCTTCCCATAAATAATTATGTATTAATTAATAAGGAAGCAGGCTTTTTAATTAAATATTCGTGTTAGAAATAGAATGTTTGAACCGGTCATGTTGAGCATGAAATTGACAAGTTCGATGTCAATATTTCTGGGTTCGTCAGAGCCATGAGCTGCGATTTTGTTTCGTATTGTTCCTATGTATGCCTGAAGCATGCCTGATAATTTTAAATTGCCATCCTGAAGGAATGCCGGAATTCCATCTAGAGTGAATAGCTTTGGCACTAATTGGCTAATTGTCTCGTTGCCGGATAATTGTATCTTATTGTCTTTTAATATTATTTTTAGTGTTGATTCATACGCTTTACATGCTGAAACGATAGATTCCTCAAGTTTGTTAGCTTTGAAATGATCGAAAGCTAAAATGAATTGGTCAAACGCGCTTTGGTATTTTTTGGATGAGCCAAGAGTTGCAATACTGGGCTTAATTATTTGGTTGTGAGTGTATTCAGTGTCAATTCGTATGAGGTTGCCTTCTTCTATTCTGTATCCAATCCCATGAGATTGTAGGCGAAAGTTTATTTTATCAACGACAGGCTGAATTAAATCATTTCTATATGGGGAAAAAGTTTTGTGCATAACGAAACTAACCATATCAATTATATCTATGCACACTTCGTCGGTACAGTCTCGTGAGTCACAGAAAAAATTCACTAAATCAATGAATGGGTCTGAATCACCCCAGCTGTTTAGACGGTTCGTTACCGGTAAATTATGAATACCTAATTCTTCGCATATAAACTTGTATAGAGAACGAGGCAGTTCGGAAGATTGATAAACAATTTTTTGCCAAGACGTAGCGATCTGAACCCTAGCTTCACGGGGGATATGATCATAGGTAAATACGTCATTAACTTCGCCTAGAGCTTCGCTGCGTCTGCGGGAAAATCGTTTATAAAACATAATCTATAGGCTCCTTGTTCGAGTTTGTTTTATTTTTAGCCTTTTCGAGATGCCTTGCAACACAAATTATCTGTCTAGCAATAGACAAAATTTGAAAATATAATGCCTTTAAATAAATTGTTTTCTTATGTGTTAAAGTGGTGGTGCATGGATGCGCCTAATTAAGTTAGAGGGAACTATGACGACCGAAGCTGAAGAGGTAAGGATCAAGGTCACGCCAGCTATGTGGGCGGAGATCGAGGCGAAATGGGCGTCCGGCGAGTACACGCTTTCCAGATTGGAAGACGAGTATGGGCTGCGCCGCGAGACCTTCTCTCGTTATTTCAAAAAGAAGGGGTTGGCCAAAGGAGCCGACTCAGTTGGCAAGATGGTGCGTGAATCCCTGAAGTCAGACGCAGAGATCCGCGCTAAAGAGCGCGCCGACAAAATTGATGACCGTCGTAACAAGTATGACAGCTGGGCATTCACTCTCGGGAGAATGGCGATGGGTCAGGTTGCCGAGGCGAAGTCCAAAGGCACATCGCTTGCTGTTATCGAGGGCGATCTAAAGTCAATTCAGCGCGCCAGCAATATTCTGGCTAAGTGCTTTGATGTGTCATCCAAAGCCCTGGGCATGGATAAAGATGAAGGCTTGGCCGACGAAATCCCGAACCTGGTGTTTGGCGAATTGACACCAAATCAGGTGGCAGAGCTGCGTAAATCAGAAGAACCAGATCTGATTGACGATGATGAGCTTGAGGCACTTGAAGAGGAAGCAGCAAAAGACGCTGAGAGCGTTTTGGAGAGCGAAGCTGACGATGATAGTGGGGAAGCATAACCATGGCCATCCCGTCATCGCTGAGCTTGATTCAGCTGCATTCTGGGCAGATGTCAGTGTTCCAATCACCCCATCGTTTCAAAGTGGTGTGTGCTGGCCGACGCTGGGGTAAGTCTCGACTGTCAATTTCTAAAATTATTCGTGCGGCCGCTTCCGGCCGCAAACAGCGTGTTTGGTACGTAGCGCCAACGTATCAGATGGCCAGGCAGATTTTGTGGGATGACCTTCAGGAGACAATCCCGCGCAAATGGGTGGCTAAAAAGAACGACACCACAATGACGATCGTTCTCAAGAACGGTTCGGAAATTGCACTAAAAGGTGCGGATAAGCCAGATACATTGCGTGGTGTTGCGTTGAACTTTGTCGTGCTTGACGAGTTCCAGGATATGAAGCCTGACACCTGGTACAAGGTATTGCGTCCAACGCTGTCTTCTACCCGCGGTGGTGCGCTAATTATCGGCACACCGAAAGGCTTCTCTGAGTTCTATAAACTTTGGACGATCGGGCAAAACGAAGATTTGCAGAAGAAGGGACAGTGGAAGAGCTGGCAGTTTGTGACAGCCGATTCACCCTTTGTTCCAGAGGCGGAGATCGAAGCCGCGCGGAATGATATGGACCCTAAATCATTCGCTCAGGAATACCTTGCGTCGTTTGAGAACATGTCAGGTCGCGTGTATTACCCGTTCGACCGCAAAACGCATGTTAAGGATGTGGCCTTTAATCCGAAGCTGCCTATCTGGGTTGGTCAGGACTTTAACATCGATCCAATGTCCTCGGTCATCCTGCAGCCGCAGCCGAATGGTGAAGTTTGGGCGGTGGATGAGCTGGTGCTGTATTCTTCAAACACCGCAGAGGTATGTGATGAGCTGGAACGCCGGTACTGGCGATCGAAGTCTCAGGTAACAATCTTCCCAGACCCTGCAGGCGCATACCGACAACATGCGCGCGGTGAGTCGGATGTGGACATCTTTAAGGAGAAGGGTTTTCTGCGCATCGATCACCCGAAGAAGCACCCGCCGATCGCTGACCGTGTGAATGCAGTAAACCGTATGCTGATGACCGCGTCTGGGGATGTGAGACTTTATATTAGCCCGAAGTGTAAGGGACTGATTGAATCGCTGGAAAAGGTGATCTACAAACCGGGTTCGCGTGATATGGACAAGTCAGGTGGTGTAGAGCATAGCGCTGACGCCCTCGGCTATCCAATTCATAGAAGATTTCCGGTTAAAAGTCGTGTTATTCTTGGTGGCTCTCGATAGGTGGTTAGCTACCTATGATAAAACGGTATTTATATTAAATTGGGGTTTGGTCAAATGGAATTGACTGACAAAGTAATCAAGGATCTGGTTAAGCGTCGGCATCCTGAGTACGAAAAGAAAAAGGAGCATTGGGACTTTATTTCGGCCACCTACGCGGGTGGCCGGGCATGGTTCGATGACAACGTTTTCCGCTATTTCAAAGAAGGTGATCAGGAATACAAAGAACGTGTAGAGCGTGCATACCGCTTCAACCACACGCGTGAAGTTGTAAACCTGATCAACAAATACATTTTCCGCGAAGATATTCACCGCACTGAGGAAGATGCACCAGAGTTCATCCGGGATTTCTGGCGCCGCGCGACTCGTCAAAACGTTTCCGTTAACGAGTTCATGGCCGCCATCGATCTGCAATCCTCCATCTATGGGCGAATTTGGGTTGTGGTGGATAGCACAATGGAAGCTGGCGCTGAGTCGGTTGAAGACCAGAAGAAGCAAGATGGCCGCGCCTACGCTTACTGGATTTCACCGCAGCAGATGCTGGATCTGGCATGGGATGACGACGGCAATTTACTGTGGGCGCTTGTGGTGGAAGTCGCCCGTGATGATGCCGACCCGTTTGCTTCTACCGGACAAGAGTTCCAGCGTTATCGCTTGTGGACTCAAAACGAATGGTATCTGTTCCGCGAAGAAGTGAAGAAGGGTGGCCAGAAAGGTAATGCTAAGGTTTACCTCGAAGATAGTGGTGAGCATAACCTGGGTGTTGTGCCGGTGTTCCCTGTTGACTGTATTGGTCAAAGCGAATCGCCATACTTCAGCCCATCGCTCATTGATGACATCGCTTACCTTGACCGTGCGGTGGCCAACTACCTGTCGAACCTTGATGCAATCATTCAGGATCAGACCTTCTCCCAGCTGGCGATTCCAGTTCAGGCAATGCTGCCTGGCGATGAGAACCACGGCAAGGTATTGGAAATGGGAACTAAACGAGTGTTTACCTTTGATGGTGAAGGTGGCTCGCAGCCGTTCTACATGTCGCCAGACCCGAAGCAAGCCCAGATGATCATCACCACGGTTCAAACTGTCATCAACGAGATTTATCACTCTGTTGGTGTTGCCGGTGAACGAACCAAGCAGGACAACGCAAAGGGCATTGATAATTCCTCTGGCGCAGCCAAAGCATACGACTTCCAGCGCGTGAATAGCTTGCTGGTGACGAAAGCTGAACGTCTGGAACGTGCAGAGCGCCAGATGCTTGCCCTGGTTGGCAAATGGATGGGTGAAGAGCTGGAAGAAGATCACACATTGGTTAGCTACCCGGAGAGTTTCGACATCCGTGGTTTGACTGACGAATTTGCTGTTGCTCAGCAGTTATCAGAGTTGCAGGCGCCGGAAAGTGTTCGTCGTTATCAGATGGAAATGCTCATCGATAAGATCTTCCCGAACGTCACGGAGAAAATGAAAAAGGAATTTGAGGCAGATCTCTTGAAATTTCCTCCAAAAAATGTATCTGCGGGTATTGAAAATAGGTTGTCAACTACCTATGATAAGGCATCTTCTCAAGAAACCGAGAATACTTCTTCCCAAGGATCAGGGAACTCATCTGCTCAAGCAACCGAGCGATAAGGCGTAAAAAGGAATTTTATGAATCTGTGGCAAATGATGATGGCCCGTCGTGGCCTGATGGACGTCGCTGGCAAGGAAGAGCTGGGCGGTGGCGGTGGTGGTGGTGACCCAACTAAAGAGCAACCGGGCGAACAGTCTGGCGGCGAAGGTGGCGAACACAACCCTGGCACTTATGACGCACATAAACAGGCTCGTCAGCCAGAACTCGACGATGAATACGCAGGTCTGTCGCAAGAGGAGCTGATCGCAAAACTGCGTGATGCCAAGAAGTCAGGCGCTGAGCTTTTAAAAGAGAGCATGAAGCGCAAGGAAAAACTGGCTGCTTACGGTGACATTGACCCTGAACGTGCTCGTCGTTTAGTAGATGCTGAAGCTGCGGCAGAACGTACCCGTCAAGAAGCGGAGCAAGCTGAGCTTGAGCGCCGCGGTGAATTTGACGCGGTCAAAAAACAAATGGTTGCAGCCCATCAAACCGATCTGCAGGTAGAGCGTGATGCCCGTACCCAGGTTGAGGCTGAGAATGCCACTCTGAAGGCGCAGCTGCTGGAGATGACCGTAGGTGCATCTTTCTCTGGCTCTGCTTTCTTGCGTGATAAAGCTCTGATGACACCGACGAAGGCTCGTGTGATTTACGGCAACCATTTTGAAGTAGGCGAAGACGGCAGCGTTGTAGGTTACGACAAGCCAGCTGGTCAAAAAGACCGTGCGGTGCTGGTCGATGGCCATGGCCAACCTCTCGCATTCGAATCAGCGATTGAGCGTATTTTGCGTGCAGATCCTGAAGCCGACGCTTTGCTGCGAAGCGAGGCTAAACCAGGTGCAGGCTCACAAAGTAAGCCAAGTGCCAAAGTAACCACCCCGGTGAATAAGTCAACGATTGACAAGTTAGCCGCGGGTTTGGGAAAAATCGTTACAAAATAACATCTTAATCAAAAGGAATTGAAAAGATGCCATTACTGCGAGACGAAGCTGAAAAGCTGTCTAACAACGAACTGGAACAGGGCGTAATCGAAACTATCATCGATCGCGATGACCTGTTTGCCGTTCTGCCTTTCATGAAGATCAACTCTAAGGCGTATCTGTACAACCGCGAAGATTCACTGTCTGAAGCCAGCTTCATTGACGTGAACGATGTGGTTCCAGAGGGCGCTGCAACGTTCACCGAGCATGTGGCTAAGCTGCGTATTCTGGCTGGCGACGTTGACGTTGATAAATTCCTGGTGACCACCATGGCCGACACCAATAGCCAGCTGGCTATCCAGGTTCGTTCCAAAGTAAAAGGTCTGGCGCGCGCATTCCGCCGCAACCTGATCCAGGGTGACTCTACAAAAGACGCGAAATCCTTCGACGGCATTGCTAAGCTGATGTCTGCCGATCAGGGCATCGTTGCGAACGCGTCCATGACCTTCTCCATGCTCGATGAGCTGGTTGATGCGGTGAAAGATCTGGGTGCAGACTGCCTTATGGTTCGTTCTGAGCATATGCGCGCTTACCGTGCGTTGCTGCGTACCGTGAACGTCGGCCCGTCTGAAGTGATGATCGAAAACTTTGGTCGTCCAATGCTGACTCACAACGGCATTCCGTTCATCGTGAACGACTTCATCCCTGTTGTTGACGGCGCTGCCGACATCTACGGCCTGCACCTGTCCGAAGAGAACGGCCTGACCGGTCTGTACGGTGGTGATAATGCCGGTATCGTGGTTGAGTCCATCGGCACCGTTCAGAACAAAGACGCCCTGCGAACTCGTGTTAAGTGGTACTGCTCTCTGGCGAACAAGCACGACAAAGCGATCGCTGCGCTGAAAGGTGTTAAGATTTAATCATATTAATAGGTGGTTGCCTACCTATCAACGATCACTAGCAAGGGTGGGCAGTCGCCCGCCCTTTTTTATGGAGTGAACATGGCAGACAAAAAAGTACGCATTACCGAAGAATTGCTCTCGGATTACACGGGGCACATGTTCGGTGTGCAATTAGAGCATAGCGTTACCACCAGCCCGGTGAGTGAAGCCCGACAGAAGCAAATGCTTGCCGCCCTGCGCGGTGAGGTAGTTGAGGTGGCTGCAGCCGCAACTACAGCAGCACCTAAAGCTGCGACCAATGCCGACACCGGCAACGGCACTGAATAAATATAACTTGGCCGTCTAATCGGCCTCTATGGGGACTCATATGAAAACTGCAAAAGTAAGACTGCTCGAATCCTGCTTCAAAGGCTATACCGGCATGCTGTGTGGCATCCAGTTTGAAGATGGCATCTCTGTGTCAGAACTGCCATTTGTGGATCAGCAGCGCATTTGCTCATCTATGCGCGCAGAAACCATTGAGGGCGCCAATGTGTCTCCTTCTGGTATTTATAGCGAACGCCATGGGTTATCCGCTGACAGCGTAAAAGAGACCGCTGCGCCGGTTAATGAGCGTATGGCGCGAGTGACAACTCAAGCCCATGTAAGCACACATCCGAAGTTCTCCCGCGAAGAGCTGGAAGCTGTAGCTGATAGCGAAGGCATTGCCGGTTTACGACAGATCGGAAATGAGTTGGGCGTAAAGGGCAAGGGCATCGTTGAGATGATCGAAGGCATTGTGAAATCCCAGGGCGGTGAATGATGGCTCAGCTCGGCACGTTTAAAAGCGGCGAAGATGTTTCGCTGTCATTCACTCTCAATGTGCTCGATGCGGCTTCCGCAACGTACACTCTGAAGGACGGCCGGGCGAACATTGTTGCGGAAGATGTACCAGTGGAGTTTGAGGCTGGCCAGATGTCCGTCACTGTTGTCGTGCCAGCCGAGTACAACCAGCTTGCAGATCGTGAACGGGATTTGCGTCGTTTGGTCTTGACGGTCAATGACGGCACTATCAATCACCTCTCTGAGCAGCTTTATGTTCTGATGGCAGACTTTGAGCTGGCGGTTCCACGACATTCGTTTGCCACAATCACCGACGCCCAGATGCAGGCAATAGACATGCTGAATGGGGATGCGTTACTTGCCGATGGTGACAGCTTGATGCGCAAGCGTCTTATTGAGGCCACAAATCGCATCAAGACAATGCCTTTCTCAATTCGTCGTATCTTTGGTATCGATTATGACGATTACGATCGACCGCAAAACATGCTGAATGTCACCACAGTGCCGTTTGGCGCAGCTGGGCAGTACCGCGTCGATATGGTGGATTGGGATGAGCTGAGCGATGAGGATTTTGCCGCTTTCCCGGATGTCTTCAAGCGCGCTGTGATGTTGGCTGTGATAAACGAAGCCTGTGAAATTGCCAACGGCAATGATGTAGCTGCCGCGCGCGAAGATGGGATTCTCTCTGAGTCGATTGGCGAGACGACCAATATGTACCGAACCGGTAAAAGCGCACCTAAGACGGTTGCCAGAACCACCTGGCGTTTGCTGGCTAAGTATACCAATAACCGGTTTATCGTTCGTCGGTAGTCAAATTTCGCGCCAGTGACCACCAGTATGGGGGCAGGGTTTAAGTCATCATCGATGCACCCGCACCAGTTGGATGCCGCTGGCGTTGTTTATTCACATGGAGGTGGATATGCACGTAGCCTGGCAAACGGAACTCGCTGTTTATCGAAAAGGTGGGATGAACATCTATGGCGAGTCGAAATACCAGTTTGTGAGAAGCACCAAAGTAGGCGTAGTGAATTTTACCGAAGGCGTTGTTCGGTCGTCGGTACGAGCTGATAGCTCTGGCAGTCGTGGCAAAGCTGACGTTGAGACGTTCAATGCTGTGCTAATTGTGCCCTTGGCTGCTGATGTGAAGCTGGGTGACGTATTGGTGATGTCTGGCACTAAGTTGCTGGTGGCGAGCGTAGAGCGTCGTTGGGGGCTTCGTGGGCGCCCTGGTCATCTGGAAGTCGGGGCAAACGTATGGGTCTGAGTTACGACGCGTCAAAGTTACGGCGCCAGGCCAATTCTCTCGATCAGCGTCAAAAAGCGTTTAAGCGTTACCTGCTTCGCGACATGGAGAAGGTGGCTAAAGTGATGGAGCGATTGGCCAGAGCGATGGCGCCAATTGAAACCGGCTCACTGGAGAAGGCGATTTACGCGCGCGTAATCAATAACTTCTCAGAGGTGAAAGTCGAGTTGTATGTATCCGGTGCAACATCTCGCGAGGGACATCCGGGCGTGACGGTTGGGCAATATGCGGATTACATGCACAACGATCACTACCGGCTTGGCCGATTGTCAAGAATGAAGAGCGTCACCAACCCCCCGATCGAGGGAATGCGAGCGAGAGTAGGGCGTCTCTACATTGAGCGCGCGATTGAAATGGGCGAAAAACGGTTCAGGGAAGCTGTGACAGAAGCAGCAAGAAAGGCCGGATTCACAAGGGGGTGACATGTTTATTGAAGCGTTTGCCAAATTTCTTCAGGACAAGAAGTTAGGCGTTATTGGTAAAGATACTTTCGCCCATCACATGCCGGCTTCAGTCAAAAGCGGAATTTTGCTGGTGAATCCCAATACCGGTATTGCCATTGACCGCGAGCTTGATGGCTTTTATCAGGATGTTTTCACCGTAATCATCAGAGAGCCAACATTGTCTGCAGTGTCGGCCAGAGCTAACAAAATCATGGTTGTTTTGCCTCTGCTTGATACAGAAGTGCAGGGCATTCGGTTTAAATATGTTAAGCCTCTGTCTCTGCCGATCATTTACCCGCAGGATGATGGATCGCTGTTCGAAGCTGGTATTCCCGTCGAATTTGCAGCATATCAAGTGTAATCATCATTAAAATAGCTGCATGGTTACTTTTTTAAAGTAAGAAATAGCTATATACTTACATTTGCCGTAAGGAATGCGGCACCCAATGCAAAAAGGAGTTTGCAAACAATGGCTAACACCCATGTTAAAAATATCAAATTAGGCGCTTGCAAAGTGTCTTTCGGTGGCCAGGATCTTGGCTACACCAAAGGCGGCGTTGAAGTTGAGGTTTCTACCGAAACCCTCAAAGTCACCGTTGACCAGTTGGGTCAGACCACCATTTCCGAACTGGTGCAGGGTCGTAACGTGAAAGTTACCGCTCCACTGGCCGAAAGTGTACTGGCGAACCTGGTTAATCTGATGCCTGGCTCGACCATGTCTGAAGATAAAAATACCCTGTCAATCAGCTCCGCTCAGGGCGTCAACCTCGTTGATGTTGCCCAAGAACTGATCCTGACGCCGCAGGACGGCACCGACTTCGTACTGACTCTGCCAAAGGCCGCTACCGCGGGTAACTTCACCATGGCCTACAAATCCGATGACGTTCGCGTGTTCTCCGTTGATTTCAACGCATACCCGGACGACGACGGCATTCTGGGAACCATGACCAACCCAAAGCCTAATGCTGGTGGCGCATCTGTCGCAGTCACTGGCGTAGCTGTTAATCCATCCACGGCAAATATTGCAGTGGGCGGCACTACTCAGCTGGCCGCAGTATTTGCACCTACCAACGCCACCGATAAAACAGGTACGTGGGTATCGAGCAATACTGCTGTAGCTACTGTAGATAGCACCGGCAAGGTAACTGGTAAGGCTGCGGGTAATACCCAGATCACCTTCACCACCACTGACGGCGCGAAGACTGCTTCGGCAGCAATCACCGTCGCGTAACACCCAAAGAGGCTCAGGACGAGCCTCTTATTTAAACGGATTTGAAAATGACCAAATTACTCGATCTGGATGCAATCTCGCCTCCACAAAAAGCAATCAAATTCGGCGGTAAGAAATACCCGATCGTCGAAATGACCGTTGGTCTGTTCGTCGCTATTAAGCAGATGGAAGGTAAGGATCTCTCCGCTCTGTCTATGGCCGACCAGGTAACCTCATACGCGGATCTGGTGCAGAAGTTACTCCCAACCGTTACCCCTGAAGCACTTGAAAAGCTGTCGCTGCCTCAACTGCAGCAGGTGTTCACCTTCGCCATGGAAGTTGTTGAAGAAGAGAACGAAAAAGCTGCCGGTGACGAAGCAAAGTAATTACCCGCGATGAGTCCGGGAAGATGGTGACGGTTTCCATCGATCTCGGATTCTATTTCAGTCGTGTTGTTGCTCACTATGCCGTCTCACCGAGAGAACTACTCCAGCTGCCGTTGGCCATGTTTTGGATGTTAAGTCGAAACATTGATCGTCTCCGGGCTGAAGAGGATGTCCGTAGTTTCCAGGTGGCAAGAGTCGCCCAAGCAGATGCGGATAGCGGCAAGGCGTTCATGGAGGGTTTGCAACACCGTATTGGAAGACCAGTCGTTACCGATAAAGTCTACGATCCAAGTTATGCGAAAGCAGACCCCGACGCCAAAGAGCAACTGATGAAAATTTTTGGCGCAGGATGACAAGGGAATGTCTGACAACGTAGAGTTTATTCTGTCGCTGGACGATAAAAAGTTCACCGCGGCAATCGACCGGGCGGGAAAACTGCTGGTCAGTTTTGGTGAGAAGGCCACAAAGCCAGCCCAAAAAATCGCAACACTTGAGCGATCTCTTGGTTCAGTCGCCGGGATTTTGGGGACGCTCGACAAAAAGCTGGAATCGGTCGCCAATGGTCTTCAGGACTTAGGTGCCGGTTTCGAGCTTGTCTCAAAGGCCATGCGCGACACCAGACAAGAGCTGGTGGCGTTCAATGCCAATCTCAAAACCTATACCACACGCATTGATGCTGCTGATAAGGCCACAAAGGGGTTTCATCATTCGCTGCAGGCAGTTCAATCTGAGCTGAGTGATTTCTCCGATTGGGCTAATCACGCTGGTCGCTCTGCATCATCATTTGGCCATCAGATCAAAGAAGCTAACACCGCAACCTCTGGCATGAACACTCGTTTGTCCAACTCCAGCAAGAAAATGGAGAATTGGGCTGCATCATCTACTAAAGCCGCTACCCAGATGAAAAAGGTTGTGGCGGAAATGGATGCGCTAATCAACCGCCAAAGAGAATTGGGGAATCTCAGGGCAGATGTACGTGGCCCTGGTCGCGGTGGTTCTGGTGGCGGATCTGGTCGTGGTGGCGGTCGCCATTCAAGCGGCGGGCTGATGGACGGTATGAAAGGCAACATCTTCATGCTGGGTGAAATTAGTGATGCTGCATACACCGTCAAGGAGATGCTTTTCGGTTGGCAGGAGCCGATTGTAGAAGCAGCTGCCCAGATGCAGAAGATGCGCATCTTGCTTGAAGGTATGAACAAAGAAGCTGCCAACCCTAAATTGGCTGCTACCAATGACATGAACTACATCGTGAACATGGCTAAAACTGCCCCGTTCGCTATGGAAGCGTTGACTGACGCGTTCGTTAAGTTCAAGTCAGCTGGCATCGATCCTGCCAACGGCTCACTAAAGTCTCTAGTTGACTCTGTGGCGCGATTTGGTGGCGATAGTGAGTTGTTGAAACGCGCAGCTGTAGCAATCCAGCAGATGTCCGGTAAGGGCGTCATTTCGATGGAAGAGCTGCGTCAGCAATTAGGTGAAGCGGTTCCTACCGCGATGCAGGCAATGGCAGATTCTGCCGGTGTCACCATGGGGCAACTTACCAAGGCGATTTCTACCGGCACTGTCTCAGCCAAGCAGGGATTAGAGCTGCTATTTCAGGGGCTTGATGCACAAAGCCGTGGCTCAGCTGAGAATCTGATGCAAGCCTATACTGGCGCGCTTGCTCAACTACAGACCTCATTCACTCTATTTGCCGACCGCATTGGTAAAGCAGGATACCTCGACTCAATCACCAATGCTTTCAAAGAGCTGTCCACCTACATGAACAGCACTGATGGCAAAGTGTTTGCGCAAGACTTAGGTGAAGGGCTTTCCAAAGCTGTGGATGGCCTGATGGATATGGCGAAGTGGGCGGAGCGGAACAAAGAGCTTCTGTTGACACTTGGCCAGGTCGCGCTTGGCATGGTGGGCTTCAAGGTTCTCAAAGGAACTATTACAGGTGTAGCCACGGCTGGCGCCGAGATGGGTGGTGGTCTGAAAAAGGCATTTGAGGTTGTTAATGGAGCCGGTGCCAAAACCATTGGTGCAATTGGCAAAGTCATTACCTCAATCAGAACGTTCGGCACTACTGCGACTCTGATCATTGGCGTAGGTGAAGCTATCAAGATGGTTCGCACCGCTTGGCTCGCTTTTTCAGCTGTAGTTGTAGCAAATCCAGTTGGCGCAGCCATTACAGCTATCGCTGTCGCGGTAGGTGGCCTGATTGCCGTCATGTCTTCTCTGAGAGATAAAACAGCGGAGACTGTTGCCGAGATTCGCAAAATCCCGGAAGCAATGACTGCGGCGCAGCGTTCCCAGATGACTGCTCGCGCAAGTGAACTGGATCGCAAAAACGCTCTGGATCAGCAGACGCTGGATTTGGTATCGAGCGGCAAAATGTCTGGTGCCGGAGTTGACACCAAACTTATTCAAGACCGTTTAGCCAGAAACAAAGCCGAATCAACAATGCTGAAAGAAACCATCGGCATGGGGGATAAAGCTCAATACGAGAACCTGGCGCGAGACATCGTCACCAAACGCCTTGAAGACGTAGACAATGGCATCAAAGCGGGTATGGCGAAGTACAGCACCACCACCCTGAAAGATGCGCGCAACAAGCGCACCGTTCTCTCTCAAGATCAGAATATGTCGCCGTCTGAGAAGAGTGCGCAGCTGGAAGCGATTAACACCGCCGACCGAGATGCCCATCTGAAGCCATTTTTAGAAGGAGCAGATAAGACTCAGAAAATCGTTGATAGCCTTGGGCAAGAAGTCGTTCGCATCAGCAAATTGTTAGAAAACCCAGCCCTAAATGAAAGCGATCGTTCCCGACTTCAAGGGCAGCTGAATGGGCAATCTCAGGCATTCATCACTGCGCAAGATTCCCTAAAAGGGCTTCAAGAGCAAATAAAGAACATCCGTGAGCATTCCGGCAAAGGCTTGCAGATGCTGGATGGATCTTATTACACCGGTGTTGGCGGTACCAAAAAGCAAAATGACCGTCTGAACTCGCTGTTTGTTAATTCCCAGCTCGGTACTGGTAAGCAAACTCGAATGAACCCAGACGGCACGATCATGCGTGACATTGCCGGTGATGCTGTGATGGGCGATGCCCAGCTGAAGGCCAACACGAAGTTGCGATCTATCTACGGCGAAACCATCAAGATGGAGCAACTGACCGCAGACCAGCGCGAGAAGATTTCTTCCATACTGACCGCGGCAAAGCTGAAGGATGAGCTAAAAGCCCAGCGCGCAGCTGAGCGAGCGGGTAAATCCGCTGAATCAGCGGCTAAGCGTGAGGAGAGTGCGCGTCAAAAGGCACTTAAAGCCAATGAGACGTGGATCGGAAAAGCGGAGCAGATGGCCGGCCAGCTGGGGTTGTCATCGAAAGCTAGCGTTGAGTTCGACCAGAACATTCAGGAAGTCACTAAGCACCTGACTGAGATGGCTAACGCAGTGCCAAGCGATACGCTTTCCAAGGGGATGATCGACAATGCCAAAACCATGCTTGCGTTCATCAACCAGAACAAGGACGCCTACTCCAAGCGACTGAATCAAGACGCTGCCGAGCAGAGCATTACCAAGTTCGCGCCGATGGCCAACAAGGCGATTAACTCCGGCTACACACCGGATTATCAGTCTGCGGCGGCCGAGTGGAATAAGAAGTTTAATGAAAGCCTGGCTTACCTACAGAGTCAGTCGAAGAACGCTCAAGACCAAGGCATGAAAGAGGTGTACGACCGTGCAATCTCACAAATGCTGGCTGGCCGAAATAAAGCGTTTATTGCAGAAGTTGGCACGTCCCAGCAGAAATTGGCGCAGGAGTACAGCGATGTAGCCTCGCAAATGGAATCTGTGTGGACGAGCTGCTTCGAAAATCTGACTGATAAGCTGACCGAGTTCGTCAAAACAGGCAAGTTCAGCATCGCTGATTTTGGCGATTACATCTTTGACGAAATGTTAAAGGTTAGCACCAAAGCACTGGTTGTTGAGCCGCTGATGCAGTCGCTGGGCATGGGTACAAACTCAGGAGCCAGTTGGGGCGATAAGCTGTCGGGTGCCAAAGATGCAGTTATGGGGAGCTTCACAAAAACGCAGCAATCAGGCTCGCCAGTTGAGGCAATGTCTTCACCAGCCAGCGCCGGTAACGACTCTGGCAGCATGTTTGATGGGCTAAAGAACTCCTTCAAGTCACTGACCACATCTGTATCGGATCTGGCGTCATCAGGTTTGAAAAGCCTGAAAGATGGCTTTAACGAATTGACGGGCAGTACCAAAAACTCGACAACCGCAGTGACGCAGAATGCAGTCTCTACCCAAGAGGCGACTTCTGCAACGCGTGGATTCACTTTGTCAGCAAGCACGGCTGTAACTGCGATCGGTGCGACGATTTCAGCGCTGGGCGCTGCGACAGGCAATAAGTGGATGGGGTATGTAGGAGCGGCCGCGAGCATTATGGGGTTGGCATCATCTGCGTATGGCGCGATGTCCTCTGCCGGTTGGACAGGAAACTCGGCCAGCACGGTGCAGGATGGAACCAAAGGTTTTCAGGTCAAGCCAAACGCCAACCAGTTTCAGGTGACGGCACACGCCAAGGGCGGGGTGTTCGGTCCAGACGGTGTGGTTCCTCTCAAAAAGTATGCCAAAGGCGGTATCGCTTCATCCCCGCAGCTGGCGTTGTTTGGCGAGGGCAGTCACAAAGAGGCGTATGTGCCACTCCCAGACGGCCGTTCGATCCCGGTGACGTTTACTGGCGGTGGCGAGGCTGCTGGCGGGGACAATGTGGCGATTTCTATCACTGTTCAGAATTACGGTGACGGTAGTAGCAAGTCATCTGAGAACTCGGACAACGGCTCTCAGTGGAACGATATGGCTCGCAAAGTTAAGGCGGTCGTGCTTGACACACTGACCGACGAAAGCAGACCGGGCGGCATGTTAAGCAGCACAAGCAAATAAGGAGTGGGTAATGTCACGGACGACATTTACCTGGTTCCCGTTGTTTGATTCCGAGAAGGAGATGAAGCCGGAAGTAACCCGGCTCGCCTTCAACGAGGGTTATGAGCAACGTGTAACCAGTGGTTTGAACTGGCGCAAATCCAGCTGGGATCTGCAATTTCAGGGTACACGAGCTGAGATGCAGGAGATCGACGACTTCCTGTATGCGCGCGGCGGGGTGGAGTCATTTAACTGGACTTCACCAAACGGGCAGAAGGTTATCGTGGTGAGCGATAGCCATAAGGTCAAAAACTCACGAGGTTACGCGACTTTGACCACAACTTTCCGCCAGGTATTTGAGTAATAAAAGCCCCCAAGGATGGGGGCTAATCTTCAAGGATGAAGACAGAAAATGGAAACTATTGCATCGAGTATTCAGTCGCTCCAACCGAGTGCGCTGATTGAAGTGTTTGAGCTGGATATGTCAGTAACTACCAGCGGTGGGAAGCTGTATTTTCATGCAGGCACCAACGAACTTTCTGAACCAATTATTTGGCAGGGGGTAACCTATAAACCATGGCCAATTGCGGCATCTGGTTTCGATAAAAATGGCCAGGGCAAGTTGCCGCGACCAAAACTGCAGGTGAGTAACCTCGATGGAATTATTTCGGCTGAAGTGCAGTCGAATGAGGATTTGATCGGCTGTAAGCTGATTCGTCGAGTCACTCTCGCTAGATTTTTAGATGCTGCCAACTTTACTGAGGGCAACCCAACAGCTGACGCGAACCAGCATTTTGCCGATGAGATGTGGTACATCGACCAGAAGACTTTTGAGGATCGGGAGATTGTTGAGTTTGAGCTTGCCTCAGCCTTCGATCTGATGGGGGTTATGCTACCCAACCGCCAGATCGTCAAAAACTCATGCCAGTGGCGGTATCGAAGCGCTGAGTGCGGTTATACCGGCCCCTACTTTGACAAAAATGACGCTCCAACCAAACTGGCCAGCGCCGACTATTGCACCAAACGATTGTCATCGTGCCGTGCTCGGATTAATTACTTTGCCAACGGCATCATTGCGTTTGGCGGGTTCCCCGGAGCAAACCGCGCATGATGAAGAATGAAATGATGAATGAAAAGCTGATTGGCGCTATGCGCCTTGCCGCTTTACAAGAATATCCGAATGAGGCTTGCGGCCTGCTTGTTAATACAAGAGCGAACAAGTATGAGTTAATTGTTTGCCGGAACGTCGCTGATGATCCTGAAAACTATTTTGTTATGAACGCCGAAGACCAAATTGCAGCGGAGAGAGCTGGCGAGGTGGTGGGTGTTTGGCATTCGCATACTGACGAGGATAATCAGGCGTCTGAGGCAGATATGTCTGGCTGTGAAGCATCAGAGTTGCCGTGGTTTATTATCAACATCAGCAAAAACTACAATCCTGAAATTGATGCAGAGTATCGTTTTAGTGATGTAAATGTGATCAAGCCATCTGGATTTGAAATGCCTTATGAGGGAAGGCCTTACGCATTTGGGGTATTTGATTGCTGGTTGCTGTGCCGAGATTATTTAAAACGTGAGAAAAAGGTGGCTATTGGCGTCTGCCCTGAGTTGCATATCCCATCGTGGTGGGAAAAGGGGGTTGATATTTTAAACGACAACTTCCAATCGCAGGATCTTGTAAGATTGCCACCGGGAACCCCACGTCAGAATGGCGACATTTTCTTCATGCAGTTAGCATCGAAAGTTCCTGATCACTGTGCAGTTTACATTGGCGATGGTATGATATTGCATCATCAAATGGATAGATTGAGCTGTAAAGCAATTTATGGCGGGATGTACGAAAAGCACACTACGCACCATTTGAGACACAAGGATTTAATGTGAGGGAAGACAATGAGTGAAATGGCTATGGATAAGCCTGAACTTGTCACTGTCGAATTAGGTGGAGTTTTAGGTAAAAACTTTGGCAAGGTTCATCGCGTTGCTGCAAATACTGTCCGGCGCGCAGTAAGTATTATTGACTGTAATCGCCCTGGTCTCGTAACCTGGATGAAGATGAACGCTAAGAAATATCAGAAGTATCATATTTCTGTCGAGCGTCATGATGGTGCAGTCTACGATATGAGTGAAGCCGAGTTCCAAATGGAAAATAACGGCAGCATGAAATCGATCAGAATCACACCAATTTATCGTGGCTCTGGATCAAAGGTTGTCGGTGCGGTTCAGGTTGTTGTTGGTGTTATTTTGATGGTTGTGGCAGTGTTTGCATCGTCAGTAACCGGTGGTGCTTCATTGGCAATGTTTTCTGCTGGTTTTGCTATGGCCTTCGGTGGTGTTGCAGCGCTCTTGTCCAAGCAGCCATCAAATAAAATGACGACCGTTGACAATAAAGACTCGTACTACTTTGATGGGCCGCAAAATACAGTATCTCAAGGCAACCCCGTACAGCTGATTTACGGTAAAGAGATTTTAGTCGGCTCCCAGATTGTCAGTGTCAAGATGTCTGTTGAGCAGATGCTTTAGTGCAAAACACTATGCCAGGCTTAGACGTTTGCGGTGGTGGCTAAGGTAGATTAAGTAAAACAGTTGGGCATTGACAGGATGTTGATGCCCAGCCAATCGCCGGCAGGATGCCAGCGATCACACATAAATTGCACCAAAAAAGGGAGATTTTCGGTGGCAACTGTTAAAGAAAGACGCCTGCTCGCCGGTTCTGGCGGTGGCAGCAAGGGCGGCGGTTCCGCTCGCACGCCTGTAGAAGACAAAGATAATGTTCAGTCGCGATCACTCGCCTCAATCCTTGACCTTCTTGGTGAGGGAAAAATTGGTGGATTGATCAATGGCGGCCAGTCAATTTTCCTCGACAATGTCCCAATTCTAAACCCGGACGGCACCAGTAACTTTAATGGGGTTACCTGGTGGTTTCGTGATGGAACCCAGAATCAGGCAGTGATCGAGGGCTTTGATGCCGTTGAAACCCCGCATGATGTTGGCGTCCAAATCAAGCTGTCTACCCCTCGTACCATTCAGATCGACAACGATGATTCTGACCAGGTACGTGTCATTATGATGTTCCCGAAACTGACCAAAACGGATCGGAAGTCGGGTGACACCCACGGTACGACCGTTCAATTCCAGTTTGAGATCGCATACGGCACTACATCGTTTAAGCCAATTAAACCGCAAGGATATGCCTCACATGTCGTTACGCTGAGCAAAAAGTCCAGCGGCAAACACTATCGTGAATATCTTTTTGACCTGCCCAAGCCAGGCTCAAACTATCGCATTCGCGTAAGTCGCGTGACCGCTGATAGCACCACTGACTATATCCAGGATCAGACCTGGCTCAGTCAGTACGGTGAAATCGTCAGCACAAAACTTAACTACCCAAACAGTGCGCTTGTTGGTCTTAAAATCGACTCGCAGCAATTTGGTAGTTCTGTGCCGGCGCGTTCCTACTTGGTCTCGGGTATGGAAATCCGCGTACCGTCCAACTATGACCCGGTGCTTGGTACGTATTCGGGAGATTGGGATGGAACCTTCCGTTTAATGGTATCTGATAACCCTGCTTGGATTTTGTACGACCTGCTCACCAGTAAGCGCTATGGCTTGGGAGAGTACGTCACTGAATCAATGATCAACATCGGCCAGCTTTACCAGATTGGGCGCTACTGCGATGAGCTGATCAATGATGGATTCGGGGGTAAGGAGAAGCGCTTCGCAATTAATACCGTAATTAACTCACGCGGTGAGGCGTACAAGGTTCTTCAGGACATCGTATCGACATTCCGAGGGATGATTTTCTGGGCTGGTGGCATGGTTAATATCATGCAAGATAGTCCAAGTAGCCCAGTCATGCAGTTCAGTGCAGCGAACATCATTGGCAAAGTATCCTACAAAGGCTCTTCTCGCAAAGACCGCGCAACTATAGCTCTCATCACCTACAACGACAAAGATGACCTGTACAAGCAGAACATCGAGTACGTTGAAGATGAAGAGGGTATTAAGCGTTTTGGTGTACGTAAAACTGAATCAGTAGCTTTCGGCTGTACAAGCCGTGGCCAGGCTCACCGTGTGGGGCTTTGGACGCTTTACAGCAACCGCATGGAAACAGATCTGATCACCTTCACCTCTGGCATGGACGCATCGTTACTCATGCCTGGCGAGCTGGTGAAATTGCAAGATAAGTTCCGATCAGGGAAACGAAATTCCGGGCGTCTGGTAAACTACACCAAAAACAGCATCACACTCGACGCTTCTGTAAAACTGACTAAAGCCGGGAACACCATTTCTTTCCTGAGTGCTAAAGGGAAGATGATTGATCGCGACCTTATTGAAGGCACTGGCGAATACACTGTTGTCACCTTCAAGAAGGCATTAACTGAAGAAGAATACCCAGCGATTATGGGTATCTGGTCAGTCATTGAGCCTAATCTGGAGCCAATGCTGCTGCGTGTGCTGGCCGTTAATCAGAATGAGGAGAAGGGCGCCTTTGACATCGTGGGTGTGCAGCACAACCCTACGAAGTTTAACGCTATCGATGAAGGGGCGACTCTCGTTCCGTCGAAGACAACTATTCTCGACCCGACTTTCTCATCCCCTGAAAACCTGCAGGTTACCGAAGGCACATATGTTTCTTCTCCAGGCAACCTTTCGGTAAAACTGATGGTGAGTTGGGAGGGCAAGTCACCTTCGTATGTGCTGCGTTACCGTCGTTCCGATGTTGTTGAAGATTGGGTTACAACAGAAGTTAATACTGAGCAGTTCGATATTTTAAACGCTGCTGAGAATGGCATGTATGACATCGAGCTGTACTCGATTTCAGCCACGGGAAGACGTTCCAGCGTCATTTCCATGGTGTACACCACTCTTGGAACGATGACGCCACCAGATGCGCCCACTCTTCTCACAGCGATCGGGGATTATCGCGTCAACGTTCTGGCATGGCAGTTGCCTGGAACAATCGACATCGACAAAATTAACGTTTATGCCTCTCGCACCAACGATCTCACCACCGCGTCTCTTATTGCGGCGGTTGCCTCGACGACTTTTACCCATAGCGGGCTGGGCGATGACGAAACTTGGTTTTATTGGGTGCGCGCAGTAAACAAGCGCGGAATGCTGAGCCAGCCAAACTCTTCCCTCGGCACCGAGGCTACCACCAAAGATGTTCTGTCGTTCCTGAAGAACAAAATCACCTCTTCTGAGCTTGGGCAGGATCTTCTTGCTGACATTGACCAATCAGCAACTAAAGAAGCTGTTGAAGAGGTTAGTAAGAGAATCGACGATAGCGTAGGTGAGCTTCATAAAGCAGTCGATGAGATTGATCTGTCCATCACCGGTGTCAAGCAGTCAGTGATCGACATGCAAAACTCGTTCGACGGCATGGAGAAAGAGCAGAGTGATCTGAAGGCAAACGTTCAGGATACGGCAGATAAAGTTAGCCAGGCGCTCGGTGAAGTAGACGATGCCACCGCCAATGTTTTGGCTCTTCAGGAGACCGTCAAGAAGCAGGGGGAGTCCGTTGCCAGCACTCTCGATGCGGCACAGGCAGCTTTGGACGGAAGTAAAACGCTTATCGCCGAAGAGAGACAGGCTCGTGTTGATGGTGATACAGCGATCGGCAAAAAAGTGGAAACCTTGCAGTCAGTGGTGGACACCGGCCAGGCGAACATTGATGAAATGAAACAGACGGTGGCCAGCGTTGAGAAATCAGCATCACAATGGTCAACCAGTCTGGAGGCAAATGCTAAAGCGAACATCGATCTGGCACTTCGTCAGGAAGAAGACAAAAAGCAGCAGGCGTCAACTAACGCATCGGTTACCACCAGCCAGCAGGCTTTGACAGATTCTGTTTCCTCGGTGGCCAAGCGTGTCGATGAGATAAAAGCTGAAATCGGTGATGACATCGCCGCGCAGCTGCAGGAAGAAAGGGAGACCCGCGCCAGCGCTGATGAGGCGGTCACTACTCAAATCACCCAGCTGAAGGCCCAAGTTAACGATGATGTTAAAGCATCGTTGGCAACCGAGCAGCAAGCTCGTGCTGACGCTGATAGCGCTTTGTCGAAGCAGGTCACAAATCTGCAGTCGCAGGTTAATACTGACGTTAAAGCGCAGATCGCAGCGGAGGCCAAGACGCGCGCGGATAAAGATAGTGCCTTATCAAGTCAAATTACCGCACTCAGCGCGCAAGTTAATGACGATGTGACCGCCCAGATCGCAACTGAGTCTAAGGCACGAACTGATGGTGACACCGCAATCAGTACCAAAGTTGATACGCTGGCAACCAAGACTACCAGCGACATCAAAGCAGCGGTAGCCACGGAGACTAAAGCCAGAACAGACGGCGATACCGCATTGGGCAGTCAGATTACGTCATTGAAAACCCAGACGGCTTCCGACATTAAAGCTGCGGTGGCCACTGAGACTAAAGCAAGAACTGACGGTGATTCAGCACTCAGTAGCCAAATTAGCTCTCTTAAGACGCAAACGGCAGCAGATATTAAAGCCGCGGTAGCTACTGAGACAAAAGCCCGTACCGATGGCGATACTGCGCTAGGAAGCCAGATTACGTCCCTAAAAACGCAGACTGCGGCTGACATTAAGGCGGCTATTGCTACAGAAACGAAAGCTCGCTCTGATGCCGATTCGGCTATGGCCAGTGACATCACGGCGCTTGAAACCAGAGCCGGGAAGATTGAGTCGTCAGTGACCTCTGAGCAAACAGCGCGCGCTAATGCAGATACAGCATTGGGCAAGCGAGTGGATACGGTTAGTGCCAAGGCTGATTCGGCATCATCTACCGTCCAGCAGACTTCTCAAGCCGTGGCTAATGTGAACTCTAAGGTTTCTGCATCTTGGACGTTGAAGATGGAGACCTCCACCTCAAACGGCCAAAAGTATGCTGCTGGCATGGCGCTGGGGATCGACGGATCAGGGCTGTCACAGTTCCTGATTCGCGCTGACCGCTTCGGTTTGGTTAATTCCGTCGATGGCAAGGTAACCACGCCGTTTGTGGTGCAAAACAGTGTTGCCTACATGAATGGCGCATATATCAAAGACGGCACAATCGTGAATGCCAAAATTGGGGATTTGCAGTCCACTAACTACGTTTCGGGAAGGACTGGTTGGCGTATTGCAAAAGGAGGTGCCTTCGAGATGAATGGCAACAGCGGAAGCACCGGCCGCATGGTGATCAACAATAACCGAATCGAAGTGTATGACGAGAATGGACGTCTTCGAGTACGAATGGGATTGATGTAATAATTTTGCCCCGAATATATCGGGGCAATATTCACCATCAATTAAAAGCTATGAAAATCATAGTCTTTTGTGTTGCTACTAACGCAAAAATAAGTAACCATTCACCTACTTTATGTAAATGCGCAGGGGCGTAGTGTAACCGCCGAAGCAAGGAATGCTGACGCGTTAAGGAGAAAATATGTGGTACAGGGAAGGTACTAAGACCTTGATCAATGGTTCTAACATTGTTACCGGTGTTGGCACCAGTTGGTCAAAGGCTGAAAATGGCGTTCTGCCGGGCATGATTTTGCTTGGTGAAAAAGGCGAGCCATACGAAATCAAGTCGGTTGAGTCAGATACATCGCTTACGCTCGTAGAACCTTACGATGGCAAAAACGTGAATGACACGCCATGCCGTATCATCATCACCTATCAAGGGGACATCAGTCAATTTTCAGCGCGATTTGCGGCTCAGTTGCAACGCATGAATATTGATTCAGGCGTTATTCGCTCTTGGCTTACTTCGGGGCAGGATGCCCAGCTGTTAGCTGAGGATGGAACTCTGATCACGCTGAAGGCTTTGCGTCAGATCATATCTGAGCACGAAGGGGCAATGGCTTGGTTTTCCGCAAACAAGGATTCGATTCTGAAGGCCGCCGCTAACGCAGCAGCTGCTGCTTCAAGTGCGTCAGCAGCATTGGCATCCCAGAAGGCGGCAAAGACATCAGAGACAAACTCAGCGGGATCAGTGAGTGCGGCTGCATCCTCCAAAGCGGCAGCGGCGGCTTCCGCAACCAAAGCAGCAGCGTCAGAGAAAAACGCCAAAGCATCTGAAGTTAACGCCAAGACATCCGAAACTGCCGCAAGTGGTTCGGCAATCGCTGCAGCCACCTCAGAAACTAGCGCAAAAGCCTCCCAAGACTCTGCAACTTCCTCTGCTGGAAAGGCTGCAACTTCAGAGAAGAACGCGGCAGCATCCGCCACCAGCGCAGCCAGCTCAAAAGGTTCGGCGGCGACGTCGGCAACGAGTGCTGCCACCTCCGCAACTAACGCTAAAACATCCGAGAACAACGCGAAGAAGTCCGAAGTAAACGCTAAGACTTCTGAGAATGCCGCAGCTGGTTCTAAATCCGCAGCGGCGGCTTCAGAGGCTAACGCCAGCACCTCGGAAAAAAACGCTGCATCAAGTGCGACTGCGGCTAAGGCATCTGAAACCAACGCCGCCAGCTCAAAGTCGGCTGCGGCCACCTCTGCTACCAACGCTAAATCGTCAGAAACAAGCTCAGCCAGCTCCAAAGCAGCTGCGGCAACCTCTGCATCTAATGCTGCCACCTCGGAATCGAAAGCCTCGACCTCCGAAGTTAACGCAAAAAAATCAGAGACAAATGCCAAAGCGTCTGAGAATGCCGCAGCGAGTTCAAACTCGAATGCAGGCAAATCAGCGTCAGCTGCTAAAACTTCTGAAAACAATGCTGCCGCCAGTGCCTCATCTGCTGCGGCATCGGCCAAGAGCCTCAATGCAGATAACTTATGGACTAAATCAGCTTTAACAAAAGCAGTATTGGTCGGCTTAGGGTTGGCTCCAAGTGACGCTCCATCCTTCACTGGCGGTGTTGCCGTTGCCGGCACTATTAAGAATACCGGAGAAATGCAAACTACAGCCGCTAACTCTTACCGTATGGTTGGCAGTAACTACGGCTTATTCCAGCGCATTGATGGTGCCAACTGGTACATGATGCTGACCGACCTGAAAGACAATTATGGAACCTATAACGCTTTCCGCCCTCTTTCTATCGCTCTTACAAACGGAAGAGTAACTATGGGGAACGGTTTGAGCGTGACGGGCGATGTTAGGCTCGCTTCAGACCTGTCTGTAACGGGAGCACTTAGCGCCTCAAAAGGGGCTATCGTGAACGCGCCGGGAGCTGGCGCGGTGGCTGACCTGACCAAAGCAGCACTAGTTGTGAATGGCTCTGCAAATGATGGCTCTCAAGGTATCACGATTAACAGCTATGCGCCCACGCTGTCCTTTATTGATCGTAGCGCATCAAACGCTGGTTTCCGCTGGCGTGGTGATGGCAACTGTTTGCGCTTAGATGTCGATAATCGTGACAATGGCGCAACATGGAACAGCAATCTAGTTCAGATTGACGAACAGGGTCGATTGAGCATTGGTGGTGTAACAGCTGATTATGCTGAGTCATTAACCTATCGGGATCAGTGGAAAACCAAAGCCCCTTTCTTCAATGAGTTTTCTTCGAGTGGGGCAAGCGAGTATCACCCACTGGTGAAGCAGAAAGTGACCGTTGGAGATAAGAGCTATGTAGCGTCTCTCGGTTGGCTGGTTGGTTCGATGGTGTTTGAGCTGAGCATTACTGATCAAGCAGGCACAACTAAAAACTTCACCTTCCGACCTAATGGTGAGTTCTCAACACCGGCAAGAGTTTTGCCAGGTGATTATTCCAACTTCGACACTCGTTTTTTGGGTATCAGCGCAAATGCGGCAAGCGCCAGCAAATTAGTCACGTCTCGTAAGATTGCAGGCAAGGCTTTTGATGGCACATCTGACATTGCGATCAGCGCTGGTGACGTGAAGGCGTTGCCTAATACTGGAGGCACTGTAACCGGCCAAGTGACCGTTGCAGCAAATGGTGCCGCTCTTGTCCTGAGACGACTAGCCGCTTCTCAGGCAGTTTATCTAATGGGGCGTGACGAAAAAAACGCTGCACGTTGGTACATTGGCAATGGCGGCACGGATGATGTTGTTACGATCCACAACTACATCCATAACACTACCATGCAACTTAACGCCAGTGAGTTGTACACCAACCGAAACATTCGTGCTGCCGGCACAATCACGTTAAATGGCAGTGGAGAGTCGAACGCGGTTGTAGGCTCTGGAACCTCTGATGTATTCCTGCAAAACTCCAAATCTAATAAGTACCTTCAGCTTAAAGATAACGGCGTTTTGGCGTATTCGGATTCCGCCATTTACCACCAGACTAACAAACCAACTGCTACTGAAATTGGCGCTCTACCTGGGACTGGCGGCACGGTAAGCGGAGCCATATCTTCTACAGAGCCTGACCTGCCCCCACGATTAGATACAACACTCAGTTAGTAACGTCGGAATCTTCATTCTCAGAATGACCCTTTCTCCAGCCCGCTGCAAATTCAGACGGTGTCTGATAATTCAGCGTGGAGTGCGGGCGGCATTCGTTATAATCCTGCCGCCAGTCATTAATAATTTTCCTAGCATGAACGATATCGCTGAACCAGTGCTCATTCAAACATTCATCGCGAAATCGTCCGTTAAAGCTCTCGATAAATCCGTTCTGCGTTGGCTTGCCCGGCTTGATTAAGCGCAACTCAACAC